TTACATTTAATTGATCCAAAGTTCTTTGAAGCTATCTTAGGTGATTTTCCTGAAAGCTATCCTTTAAATCGTATCTGTCAATTTATGCAAACTAATGAAAAAAGATTTATCCTGCAAGCAATTGAAGATATGAATGATGATGCTGAAGAATTAAATCCTTTATTGGTTATTGGTAAAGTGCTTCAGTATGGAGCTGATAGATATGAACCTAACAACTGGAGATTAATACCTCAAGAATCTCACATCAATCACGCTCTAATTCACTATGTAGCTTACCTTATGGGTGATACTCAGGATGATCATATTGACCATTGTATGTGTAGATTGATGATGGCTTATGCTACTGAAGTATCTGAAGGATTTAGTTATACAGAGTATGTTAAGAAAAGTTCATGAAGTTTGTAAAGATTTAGGAGAATATAATGTTTGGTTTAATTTCAATAAAGGAATTTTCTAAAGAACTAAACAAGCCTGAAAGTACTATATATGGATGGAAGAATGGGGGAGCAATCCCTCTTTCTTGCTTTAAACAGATAGGTGGTACTTGGTTTGTTAGAGTAAAAGAGATGCAAGAGGAGCTTGCAAAATAGCCATGAGGTGTCAAAATGTGTACTATGGTTAGAAAATATAAAAATAATATATGTGAAGATGGTGGTAAATTCTATGGAAAAATAACCATCAAAGGTGAACAAAAACAATTCTTATGTCATGGTGCTAAAACTAGAGTACAGGCTATGGCTATTGTTGATGCTGAGAAATATAAATTAAGACAAGAGATGGCTGGTTTAATAGAAAAAACTAAAAAGAAAATTAAACTATCTACTCTTATAAATTTATATGAGAAATACTCTAAATTAAATAAAATAAGTTATGGTACTTTTGATAAGTTTGCAATTAAAAGAGTTAGAGAATATTTTGGTGAAAATACAATAGCTAATGATATAAAACAAAGTAATATTGAGGATTTTAAATCATATTTAATTGGGGAAAATAGAAAACCCTCTACAATAAATAAATATATCTTGATGCTCGGTAAGATGTATAAGCTGGGTATTAAACAAGGAGATATAGATTGTAACCCTGTATCGGAGATAAAGATGCTGAGAGAACAAAATTATAAAATTAGATTCCTAACAATAGAAGAAGAAAAAGCTCTATTTACTGAGATTCAAAAAGGTTATGAAGTAGTTGGTAGAGATAAAAATGAAAAAACAATATATCCGTATATTCATTTAGAACCTATTATCATCTGTGCATTACAGACCGGAATGAGAAAAGGTGAGATTCTTCATTGTAGAAAGAATTGGGTAGATTTAGATTTTGGATTTATAGAGGTATTAGAAACTAAAAATGCTACAGCAAGAAAGATACCTATTTCACAAACTTTAAAGAAAGTATTTGAAAAATTATTAAATAACGAATCTAATAAAACAGAATATATGTTTATAAACCCCGAAACAGATAAACCATATACAGATATAAAGCATAGCTTCCACTCTGTATTGAAAAAGGCTAAAATAGATAATCTGAGATTTCATGACTTACGACATACAGTAGCAACTAGATTAGTTGAACGTGGTATTGACTTAGTGGTAGTTAAAGATATATTAGGACACGCTAAAATAGATACCACAATGAGATATGCTCACCCTGTACCTAAAAGAAAACTTGAAGCTATTGAAGCTTTAAATGATTATGACGATGATTCTATGAATTAATATAGTATTTTATGAGAAAAGCCTAAAGTACATATTTGATACATGACTTTAGGCTATATCCTTAAAAATGGTGGAGGATAGGAGATTCGAACTCCTGACCCCCTGCGTGCAAAGCAGTATTTTACATTAAACAACTCAGTAAAAACAACCATTTAGAGCCTATTCATAAAATACTATATTAGTTCATAAACATAAAACAAGTACACTATAGGTACATAGATTTTCTATAACCACCCCGTATGGAAGGGGAAAAGAATATGAATTTTATAGATAGTAATATAGAAGATAATACTGAAGGATATTCTCATATACCTGAAGCATTATTAATACAATTGCAAAAAGATTACCCAAATCAATTACCTGAAGAAGATATTAAATCTTTTGATTTAGGTGTTTTGGTTGGTATGCAGAAAATTATTCAAAGGCTTATTTCAGAAAATGAACATAACAAAAGTGAATAGCAAATATAAATAAGAAGGATATTACTCCTTCTACATTGAATCCAGTTGGTTTTATTATCAGCTGGATTTTTTTTTATCAAAGTTAAAGGAGAAGAAATAGATGTGTGATCCTATTACACTTGGGGCAATATTAGCCCCTACATTAATTGGTGGTATGGCAGGAGCAGGATTGGGAACCGCAGCAACAATAACAGCAGGAGCTATTGGATTAGGTACTTATGGCTTAGTTGGTACAGGTATTGCAGCAGCAGCTGGGGCATTTAATGACAAATCAGCTGGTAGTACTCCATCCCCAACAGCAACGTCCACTGTAATTCCAACAGTAGCAGCTGATCCTGAGAAAACAGCTACAAGTATTCTTGATAAGAGTACTCAAAAAAGGGATATAAGTTCTTTACGTATTCCATTATCAACAAACAAAGCAACAAATACAGGCGGTGATTTAAGTACCGGCATTAACATACCAATGTAAAGGTGGGGAAATTTGAGTGAAATAGAAAATCAACGAACAATTCAAAGTGAATATGATCGTTTAAAACCTGAAAGGGATCCGTATTTAACTAAAGCTCTTGAAGCTGCTAAATACACAATACCATCTTTAATATCAAATGATGATCAAACAAAAGCATCTGTTAAAGTATACACCACTCCTAACCAATCAATTGGTGCTGATGGTGTGAACAATTTAAGTTCAAAAGTAACTTTAACAATGTTACCACCTAATCAACCATTCTTTAAGTTTGGTGCTGATATGATTCAACTAAAACAAGAAGCTGAAGCTAATGGTGAAGATGCTAATGAAATAACTGAAAAGTTTAATAATGGTTTATCTATGATTGAATCTGAATTAATGGAAGATATTGAATCTACCAGTGATAGGGTTTGTTTAGGTGAAACAATTAAGCATGTTTTGGTTGCTGGTAATTGCATGGTTGTTGATGTATTAAAAGATGGTTTAAAATACTATCCACTAAATAGATATATTGTTAAACGTGATTATAGTGGAAATGTATTAAAAGCAATAACAAAAGAAACTGTAGGCTTTTCTGCTCTTCCTGAAGATGTTAGAGAAGCTTTAATTGAAAGATTAAAAACAAAAGAAAATAAACCTGATCTAGAAGCTACGGATTGTACTGAAAAAGAATTTGATTTATATACACAATTCTTACGTACTCCAAAAGCTTGGCTTGTATCACAAGAGGTTGAAGGATTACCTATTGAGAAGTCCAAAGGACGTTATCCAATAGATGTATGTCCTTTTATAGCCTTGCGATATACAAGAATTGATGGTGAAAGCTATGGTAGAGGTTTAATTGAGGAATACATTGGAGATATTTCATATCTTGATTCCTTATCCTTGGCAATTAGAGAAGCTTCTTTAGCAGCAGCTAAATTAATATTTCTCGTAAAGCCAAGTTCTATAGTAAAAGTAAAAGATTTAAGTAACACCAAGAATGGTGGTTTTGTTGTAGGTAATCCTGAAGATATAAAAGCTTTACAGGTTGAAAAATACTACGATTTAAACACAGCAAGACTAGAAAAAGAATCTATTGAAAAGAGATTATATAGAATATTTCTATTAGTACAATCTATTCAAAGAGATGCTGAAAGAGTTACTGCTGAAGAAATAAGACAAATGGTTAAAGATTTAGAAGAAGCTTTAGGCAACTTCTATTCAATCTTAGCAAAAGAATTTCAACTCAGTTATATAAAACTTAAATTCTTTCATTTAAGAAAGAAGAAAAAGAAAGCTATACCTGATCTAATAAGAGATCCTAATATCAAGCTAACAGTAACAACAGGATTAGAAGCACTTGGTAGAGGTTCAGACCTTAACAAGTGGTCAATATTCTTAGATATGATGGCTAAGTTTGCTCAATCTGCACAGCTTATTGGAGCTAAAACAGAGCCTCTAGCTAATATTGTTGCTGCTTCATTAAATCTTGATATTAAAGGTGTTATGTACACTGAAGAAGAAAAACAAAAGATGCAACAAGATGCTCAAAAGGCTGCACTAATGGATAAAGCAGCATCCCCACTAGCTAGTAAGTTTGGGGATATGATGCATACAAAATTAAAAGATAACTTACAGAATGGTCAACAACAACCAACAGAAGGAGAAACTGGACAAAATGGCTAAAAACGATGAACAACCACAAGTAACTGCTGAAGATTTGCAAAAACAACTTGATGAAATGACAGCTCAATTTGAAGCTAACAAAACTGCTAAAGAAGAAGCTGAGGCTAAAATTCAAGCTGCTGAAGATGCAAAAACAGAAGCTGAAGCAAAGGTTGCAGCAGCTGAAGCTAAGGCAATTGAAGATGCTAAATCTATTGAAACAGCTACAGCAATTGTTAATGATCAACAAACTAAACTTAATGCTATTGCAAAACGTGTAGTAGCTGAACCTAAATCCAAAGAAGAATTTGGAAATATGACAATAGTTACATATTAGTCAGGAGATAAATAATGAGTGTAGAAGAAGAAAACAACATACCAAATGGTAATTTGGAAGGTGCTGAGTCAAGTACTGAGCCAATTGTTAATGATTCAAATAATGAAATAACAGAACCTGTAGTCACAGAAACCCCTTCCACTGAGGTAACTGATCCTGTAGTAGAAACTACTCCACAGGATTATACAGCAATTACAGAACCAACAGCTGCACAACAAGCCCTTGAAGATAAGGGCTTTATTTATGCTGATTTACAAAAAGAATTTAATGAAAATCAAAACATTACAGATGCCACTAGAGCTAAATTAGCTGAAAAAGGTATTACTGATGATGTTATTGATAGCTACATTGAAGGTAGAAAAGCAGTTGCAGAACAAGAAACTAATAAAATAGCTGAAATTGTTGGTGGTAAAGAAAACTTAGATAAACTTGTTAATTGGGCTAAAGAAAATTTATCTGATGAAGAAAAAATATCAATTAATGGTATTACAGATAAAAATATTCTTACCTCAGTAATGAGAGATTTGGAAAGAAGAATGGTTGAAAAAGAGGGTATCACTCCTAATTATATAGGGGAAACTACTGGTGCAACAACACCTGCTATTTATGAATCACAGGCTCAGATGTTTGTAGATCTTAGAGATCCTAGATACAAAAATGATGAAGCATTTCAAAACAAGGTTATGAAAAAAATACAAGCAAGTAGATCAAACGGAATTGATCTAGGTTGTTAAGAAAGAATTAGGAGATTTAAACAAAAATGACAGTTGATGTTAATTTAACACGTTTAGGACAAAAGAATGTATCAGGAGCTACTGATGCCTTATTCAGAGATAAGTTTATCCCTGAACTATTATCTGCTTTTGACGAAAAAAGAGTAGTAAAAAATTATGTAAGAAGTAAGAGTATTGATTCAGGTAAATCTGCATCATTCCCTGTACTTGGTAAAACTGATGCAAAGTATGTATTGGCTGGTGAAACTTTACTAGGAAACCAAACAATTGCTAAAAATGAAGTAACCATCAATATGGATCCATTCTTGGTTTCTGATATTGAGATTGCTGAAATTGATACTTTGTTGACAAACTTTGATGATAGAGAATACATCAAACTTGAAATGGCTAGAGCTTTGGCTAATGCTGAAGATAAACAATTGCTACAAACTGGTTGCTTGGCAGCTCGTGCAGCTGGGATTGTTTCAGGTCGTTCAGGTGGTTCTCAAATCCATAGTGTTGGTTGTGATATGGATGGGGCATTGCTAACAGCTGCTATCTACAAAGCTGGTGTAACTTTTGATGAAAAAGATGTACCGGAAGAAGATAGAGTTGCTTTTGTACGTCCATTGCAATATTCACTAATGGCACAAGTAGACAAAAACACTAACCAATATTTAGGTGGTGGAGGTATCTACTCTGAAGGTACAACTGGTAAAATTAATAACATTCAAATTATTAAAACTAACCACTTGCCAAACTCAAACATCTTAGCTGGTACCGGAGTTCAAGCTAACAACATTTACTACGGAGACTTCTCAAATACAGCTGCTCTTGTTATGAACAGACAAGCTGTTGGTACAGTTTCTAGAAAGAATGTTACAGTTGAAGCTTCTTGGGATCCTCGTAGATTGTCTTGGTTGCTTACTGCAAGAGTACTTCAAGGACATGGTATTCTACGTTCTGATTGTGCTGTTGAAATCATGAAAAACGCAGCAGTTTAATTTATAAACAAATAACTTTAGGGGTGGATTAATTTCTACCCCTTTTTTTAATTATTACAGATAGGAGAGATATGACCACTAAATTAGAGTCCGTTAATACAATGCTTTCCTGCATAGGACAAGCACCAATAAACACGCTTGAAGGTACTAAAAGTTCAAATATAGTATCAGCAGAAAACATACTAAATGATGAAGTAGAAAATGTGCAATTATCAGGCTGGGATTTTAATACAGAAGAAGATTATCCCCTATTACCTGATCAAGATGGTTTTATTAAATTACCATTAAACACATTAAACCTAAAAGTTGAAGATACTTATTATGCAAATCAATACAGCATAAGAGGTACAAAACTGTATGACAAAATAAATCATACATATAAAATCGATAAACAATTGAAGGCTAAAATTATATTCAAACTTGAATTTGAAGATCTTTCAACAGTAGTTCAAAAATACATAACAATGTCAGCAGCAAATAAGTTTGTTAAAAGAGCATTAGGCTCTCAAACTACTTATGCTTATACAATGGAAGATTTAGCTGAAGCTAGAGCTGCAATGTTAAAGGCTGAGATTACTGATGGAGAATATAGTTTTATACCTGAATTTCAAAATGGTGAAATAAGGAAGAGTTTATGAGCTTAGTACAAGAAACTATACCAAACTTTATTGGTGGAGTTAATCAACAACCTGATAGATTAAAGTTCACTAACCAACTAAGAACACAGAAAAACTGTTTTGCATCTCCTGTTGATGGCTTGTTAAAAAGACCACCTACAGAGCATATTGCTAAACTTATGAGTGACAAATTAGTAAATTCTTTCACTCATACTATAGTAAAAGAAGATGAAAAATATAAAGTGATTCTTACCGGTAGTGATTTGAAGGTGTTTGATTTAGCTGGAAATCCAAAAACTGTTTCATTTCCAAATGGTAAAGATTATATCACAACTGATAGTGCCTTAAATAATTTAGGTGCAGTATCAATTGGTGACTATACATTTATCCTAAATAAGACAAAAATAACAAGTCTAAAAGATGATTTATATATAAATAATTTTGCTAGTTCAGCATTGATTTTTGTACGTCAGGGAGATTATTCCTGTGATTATAAAATAAAAATTAATGATACTGAAGTAGCTACATATTCCTCAAACTCAACAGATATTGCTACAACAAAAACAACAACAATTGCAGCTGATTTAAAAGCTGATTTAATAGCAGCAGCATCATTACCAGCTGCTAAATGGTCAATATCTGCAATGAACTCAGTAATATTAATTAAAAATATTGCTAATGAAGATTTTAAAATAAGTGTTTCAGATAGTAATGGTGATAGAGATATTTATTGCTTTTATAAAGAAACATCAACCAAGGCAGAATTACCCCTTGTTTCCCCTGATGGTTTTATCTTAAAGATAGTAGGTCAGGATAGCAACAAGGCAGATGATTACTTTCTAAGATTTAAAACAACTGATGGATCTACATTTGGACAAGGTGGATGGCAAGAATGCCCTGCACCCAACATTAAATATAAAATAGATGCTACAACAATGCCTCATGCTCTTATCAGACAGGCAGATGGTACATTTAAGTTTGATGTTTTAGATTGGCAAAATAGATTAGCTGGTGATGAAGATTCAGCTAAAACACCTTCATTCATTGGTAATACCATTAATGAAGTTTTAACACACAAATGTAGATTAGCTTTTCTATCTGTTGATAAATCAATCTACAGTGATGTTAATGATATATTCTCATTCTTTAAACAAACAACTTTAACAGAATTAGATTCAGATCCTATTGATGTTAATTCAAATTCTAAGATGGTAGATTTAAAACACTCTATTCCTTATGCTGGTGAATTAATATTAATATCTGAAACCTCAGAATTTACAATCAAGGGTGATAGTATTTTCTCAAGTAAAACTGTATCTATTGATTTAGTTATGGAATATGAATGTTCAAAATATTGTAAACCAGTGGGTGCTGGTAATACTGTATTCTTTCCTTTTGAAACTGGTGCTTATGCTGGTGTAAGGGAAATCTATACAACATCCTCATATACAATTGATGCTAACAACATTACAACTCAAGTACCTAATTATATTCCTACAGGTGTTCACAAGATGGCTGTATCAACTTTAAACAGCTTACTTTGCTTGTTATCTTCTAATAAGAAAGATACAATTTACACTTATAAGTATTATTATACAGAACAAGGAAAAATACAAAGTAGTTGGGGTGAATGGTTATTTGAAGATTGTGAAATACTAAATATGGATTTCATACAAAATATCTTATATTTAGTTGTTCAATATTCAGATGGTGTTTATTTAGAAAAGATAGATTTAACTTTAACTAAAAAAGATGCTGTTGGTTTTAAAACCTTACTTGATAGAAAAATATATACAAATGCTGGTGTTTTTAATGGTGTGAATACTGTTATCACTCTCCCTTATATTCCTGTAAATGATGTTATGGTAATTGATGATAGAGGATTCAACATTGAAGTACTCTCACAAGCAACAAATACAATAACAATTGCTGGGGATTATTCAAATAAAAACCTAATAGTCGGCTGTAAATACACAGCTGAATGTGAATTACCTACTCTTTTTGTAAGAGAACAATCAGGTACTTCTATAAAAGTTAAAGAAGGTGTTTTAATGCTTAGAGATTTAACTCTAAGTTATGTAAACTCAGGATACTTCAAAGCTTTGGTTACTCCTTTATATGGAGATACTTCAACTTATGAATTTACTGGTATTAAGCTTGGAACACCAACTGCACAGTTAGAACAGATACCAATTAGTGATGGTAGTTTTCTAATTCCTATTCTTGCTAAAAATGATGAAGTGACTATTACTCTAGTTAATGATAGTTATCTACCTTCATCCTTTATTGCTGCAAGTTGGGAAGGTGATTTCACCGTTAGAGGGCAATAATATTAATGGTAATAATAAAAGAAGCTACAGTCGATGATGCTATTAGTTTAGCATCTCGGCTTAGGGCTGATGATGTAGAAGAATTAAAAGGCTTAGGAAGTACTCCTGAGAAAAGTTTATTAAATGGGTTTATTTATTCGGAGCAAGTTTATTCAGTATGGTTAAATAACAAGGTTATTACTATGTTTGGAGTAACGGAGATTCCTAATACAAAGAATGGTGCAATTTGGGCTTTAGGTTCAGATGAACTATTTTCAATTCCAATTACCTTTGTAAAAGAAGGTCGAAAATGGATAAAACATTTTCTTAAAAGTTATGATGCGGTGGGTAATATTGTTGATTGTAGAAATACTCTACATATTAAATGGTTAAAACACTGTGGTGTAACTTTCTTAAATACGATAACAATCAATAATTTAGATTATTTACAATTTATAAGGACTAAATAATATGTGTGATCCAAGTGCAATGGCGGTAGCTAGTGTTGCTACAACAATAGGAAGTTCTGCTGTAAATTATTTAGGACAAAGTAAAGCAGCAGGTCAACAAGAAGAGTATAACTCTCAAATGTCAGCAGCTAATGCTGAATACAAATTATTAAATGCTCAAGCTACCCAAACAGCGTACTTGGAAGAGATGCACATGTCAGGGATAAGAGAGCAAGAGGATTCTGAAGCAACAGAAGTATCTAATCAACAATCTTATATTCAAAATATGCAAGCTAAAGCAACAGCTCAAACATCTGCTGCTGAAGGTGGAGTTACAGGTAATTCTATTCAATCCCTGTTTGCAGGTTATGATAGAGCAAATGCAACAAATGACTATATAGCTTCAAGAAACCTTCAACTAAAGGGCTTACAATCACAAGAACAAATGAAAGCATATCAATCTAAAGCTATAAGCTCAATTAATATGGCACAACAATATGTACCTACACCTGTTATTCAACCTTCATTGGGTGCTAACTTGTTAGGTGGAATTGGTACTGCTTTGACAACTTATAGTAATTACACAACACAAGCGGAACAATCTGCTTATCACAGAGCGATGGGGAGGAATATGCTATAATGGCAGATCAAAAAAGAATAGCTCCTGATGCTATACAAACCGGTCAGCTTGTACCTGAAGCAGCCCCTACAGATACTAAGGTGCAATATCAACCTAGAGCTGTAGCACAGCCTGATTTGACACAAGCTAAAACAATGATAGATACTGCTGAGGGTGTATTAAAATTCTCTCAAGGTGCTTTAGCATTTGATAATGTATTGAGAACACAAGCAGTAGATACAGCTACAACAGCTTATGATATGACAGAGGCTAATGCTTCTAATAAAAAAGATTGGAAAGATGTATCACAAAACTTACATGGGATGGCTAAATGGAATCCTTATGTACAAGATTCATATAAATCACTTGTAGCTAAAGATGTTTTTGAAAAAGGTATTTTAACCTTAGAAGGAACACCAAACTTAGAAACTAAATCTCCACAAGAAGTGGAAAAGATGGTTACAGATATTAAAAAAGGTATCTATGGTGAGTTAAATGAATCAGGATTACAACCTTCTAATTATGAAAAATATGTTAGTAGCTTTGATGATTATGTTGCAGGTAAACTACAGAAACATGCTTCAGCTAATGCTGAGTATGTCTATACAAAATTAGCAATACCTAAAATGTCACATCAAGCTGGTTTAGATCTTATTAATGGGAACTATTCAACAGATCCTATTGAAAAAGAACAACAAATGACTGCATCTTTGCAGAAAACAGTTGATAATCTTAATTCTACTGGTGTTCCAATAACGGATCAAGCTTTAATACTTAAATCAGCACTTCACCAATATATTGGATATGATCCAACTGGTGCTAAAGAATCTCAAATTATGTCAGCTATGGCTAATGTAAAACTAGGAGATGCTCAACCTCAAGAAGTTGTAGCTCCTGCTACTGCTGATGATGCTAAAGAAGCTACACCGATTAGTGCTGATGGAACTGAATCAACAACCCCTGTAGATGCTACTTTGCAAACTGGTGTAACAAAACCAGCTACAAAAACTAATAGCTTATCTATATTTGACATTGATCCTACTTTTAGAGATACATTACATAATGATATAAAAGCAGCTAAAGATGAAATATATGAAGATAAGGTAAGAGATTATAACTATAAGGAATTGGATAAAAAAATCAAAGTTGAAGATGCTTTAACAGAACTTGTTAAACTTCAAATGTCTTTTGGAAACAATCCTACACCTCAACAACAACAACAATTAAAATCAATGGCTGTGACACTAACTCAACAAGGTGGACTATATACAGAATATGGTAATCTGCTTGGTTCATTGAATACTGTGTCAGGTCAACAATCTAACTTACTATCATCAAATACAGATGCAAATACTTATAATAGATTAATGATAAAAGCTTATGATAAAACTCTTACAAAGGGAGATATTTTAAGTGGAATGAATAATGGATTATTGAGTTCTGCTTCAGCTAAAGATTTAATGGGAATGAGAGAAGGTAATATAAAAGAGGGTGAACAAGATGCTTATGCAATAGCTAATGTTTATTCTAAAGGTGTTGATACTTATTTAACATCTCCTGAAGGTAAAAGAATGACTCCTGAATCTGTTTCTCAAATAGAAAATGAACGTAATCAGGCTATGGTTGAAGTTATAAAAACAAAAGATTATAAAAAATTCAATACCAAGATGGAAAAATTATATACACTGGCTCCAAAACTTGAACAAATGAAGACACAACAAAAAGGTACTGTACAAAAAATAGTAACAACCGGAAAACCTGTAAAAGGTGCTAATGATGAATATTTAATTAAAAAACTTAATTTTGTACAACCTCAAAGTATTACTTCAAAAGGTTCTCAATATAAATATACAAATGATACAAAAATAACTTCATACGTAGGTCAAAGAGTTGCACCAAAAGCTGGTGCTTCAACATGGCACAAAGGATATGATGTAGCTGCTCCTGAAGGTTCTTTGATTAAAAATAAAATAGGGAATGGTAAAGTAAGTGCAATGGGCTATGAAAAAGGCTGGGGAAACTATATTGTAATTGATTATGGTAACAATAGACAAGCTTTATATGGTCACTTATCTGCTTATAAAAAGGGAATAGGTGTTGGTTCAACTGTACGAACTAATGATACATTTGGCTTTGTTGGACACAGTGGAAATACTACTGGAAATGAAGTACACACAGAGTTTTGGAAAAATTATACAATAGTTAATGCAACGGACTATTTTAAAGGGAGTAATATTTAATGGATAATGAACAAAGAACACTAGGCTACACTGATAAAGAGTGGCAGGACTTTGAAAATGCTCAACCGCTAACACAAGAACAAACTAATCAATTAGGGATTGCAGAACCTATAGGACAAACTCAGGATGTTAAACCTCAAGAGGCTAATCCTAATCCTAGATCTGTAATGCCT